CGATGTCTGGGCGCAATTGGGCCAGCTTGCAGATACAACGGGCCGTCAAATCTTCCCGTTGCTCGCCAACGGTCTTAGCGGATACAACGCCGCAGGATCGCAAAGCGCAACATCATGGAACGGCAACCCACTCGGCTTGCAATTGGTAGTTGACAGCAACTTCGCTGCAAAGACCATGATCATCACCCGTGTTGGTCAAGGCCAAGGCGATGCTTACGAGTTCTACGAGTCAATTCGTGGCCTCATGAGCGTCGAGCAGCCATCAGTGTTGGGACGCAACATGTCCTTCCACGGCTATGTATCGACCTTTGCTGCAATCGGTGGAATGATCCGCAAGATCACACAGGCCTAGTCGAGAGCGGAGCATCCGCTCATGGCTGTTTACAGCGTTACACAAAAATACCTACTGGATAACTACGCCGTACTGCAACTTCTGACCCCCTCGGAAATTGCAGTCGGTCAATCCATCACAGTCGCATCAGTTGATGCAACTTTTAATGGCTCATATTCGGTAAGGGCGCTTCCCCAATATCTGTACATCGGTATAGACACTGACGGCGATCTGCTTTATGACATAAATGTGCCTATTGCTAATCAGGTGCTGTACGCCAAGACCGCCAGCAATGTCGAGCGAGTAGCAGCGACTGGAACAGTCACCTACACCCAGACATGCACATGGGTTACTGCCGCGCAGCTAGTTACTTACCTTGGCGTACAGATCACCAACCCGTCAGACGATTACACGCTGATTACTCAGGCCGTATCGGCTGGCAATGACTTTGCATATCGTCGCCGCCAAGAGGCTGGCTACATCGACAGTCTCACAACTAGTCCGGGTGGGGATGCCACACTCGGCACACTCATGTACTGCGCGGCCCTCTGGCGCAGCCGTGGCTCACTTGAGAACACTTTCGCATCCTTTGACGGAATGGGCACAGCGCCTCAGCAGAGCCTCACACCGATCGTTAAACAGTTGCTTGGCATCGACAGGCCTGCCTGCGCCTAATGGCTTACACAGACGCTCTCAACGGGGCTATTGACAGCCTTACGACCACACTCACAGCGGTCACTGGCCTGCGAGTAGTCAACGACCCTACAAAACTTGTGCCCAACTGTGTCTACATCGACGCGCCATCCTTTACGACGATCGCTGGCAATGGCAACATCATCCGCATGGATTTCCCGATCAAAGTCATCGGCTCAGGGCCAGCAGGCCTACCAGTCCTACGCAGCATCCTCGACATCGTTAGCAAAGTCCTACTCAGTCCGATTATCGTCATGGCAGGCCGCCCCAGCAACCTAGAAATTGGTGGGCAGCTCTTCCCGTGTTACGACCTTGACTGTGGCATACAAGCACAAAGCGCATAAGGAGAAACCATGTACCAATACTTCATTATCAGCCCACGCCTCGGAACCCCGGGCGATCAGTTTATCCCAGACGACGGTGTCAACATTGACGCACTACTCGACGGCGGTCTGATATCCACCGACAGCGTAAAGAAATCATCTAAAGTCAAATCAGAACCCAAGGAGCAATAGACATGGCTATCAGCAGCACTTATCTTTCTAACCCAGCACTTACCATTAACTCGGTGGACTTGTCCGATCAGTGCACAAGCGCGGTCATTAACTATGTGTCGGAGCAATTAGAAAACACGACATTTAGCAACACTTCGCGCAGCTTTACATCAGGCCTGTTTTCCAACAGCATTACCGTGACGCTTTACCAGAGCTACGCAGCAAGCGAGACTGAAGCCAGCATCTACAGCCTTGTGGGAACTACGACAACGATCACAATGTCACCAACAGCAGCAGGACTTACTACCCCTAGTGCCACGGCGCCAAAATATACTTTGACCGGGGCGTTCTTGTCTGCCCATACACCGATCAACGCTTCGCTCGGCGAACTGTCCACGATTGACCTGACATTTAGCGGTGGCGTTTTAACTAAAGCCGTCGCATGATCTCGCGGCATCAGCCGCTGAGAATTACAAGTAGCAAGACCGCACAAGCGGAGCCTTGCCCGACAAAGGAGAAACAATGAAAGTCAAACTATCTATTGACCTTGCCGACGGTAAGCCAGCGCGTGAGATGCACACCAACATGCTTGCCATTGTTGACTGGGAAAAAACAGAAAACCGTAGATCAGCTGACGGCAAAGGCATTGGCTACACCGACATGTGCTGCTGGGCTTACACCCTTTGCAAACTTGCTGGAGACAAAGTGCCTGCAACTTGGCGCGAGTGGGTTGCCGAAAACCCTGACATGACCATTACACCTATCACCGAGGTAGTTGACGAGACCCCTTTCATCGAGGGACTTGGCGGCGAAGCCTCTGCGAAGTCCTAGCGTTAACAGGCTTCTGGCCAAGGGAGATTGAGTTCACCATGAGAGATCTGAACACAGTCACCTATGTGCTTGAGCAGATGCACCGCAAGAAGTAACTATGACTGCATCAGCGTCCATCCAAATTGTCGGGGTTAAGGAAGCCATTAACGGGCTGCGCAAAATTGACCCTCAACTGCAGAAGGACTTTAAGGCTGAGGCGACAGCGATCGCCCAGCCTGCCATCGACGCAGGCAAAACCGCCTACAGCCAGTTTCCCTTATCAGGGATGAAGTACCGATGGTCTGATCGTGGGCGCAAGATCTTCCCGTTTACTATCTCGAGTGCACAGGCTGGCGTAAGGATGCGCTTTGATACTCGTCGCAACGCCATCGGCGTAGTCCTGATCGAGCAAAAGAATCCAGCAGCAGCAGTATTTGAGGGTGCAGGACGCAAAGACACCAACCGCCTAGGCACATCCCTTGACGCAGTAAGTCCTGAGCGCGGCTTCGCAATGGCTATGCCGGGGCGTACTCGACTTATTGGCCCAGCGGTCTATAAAGCCAAGCGCGGCATTGAGCGCGAAATGGAAAAGATGATCCTGCTAACTATAAAAGAAGTGCAAAAGGAGTTGTAACCATGGCTTTATCTATTCCAATAATTTCAGAGTTTGACGGCAAAGGCATTGACAAAGCCATTAAAGAGTTCCAGCAATTAGAAACCGCTGGAGAAAAAGCACAATTTGCTATCAAAAAAGCGGCTATCCCGGCGGCTGCTGCTTTGGCAGGTCTAGCAGCTGCTGCAGGGCCAGCCATATCGGCTGCATCCGACCTCGAGGAAAACTTAAGCAAAGTAAATGTCATCTTCGGCGAAGGCGCAAAAGATATTGAAGAGTTTGCAAAAACTGCTGCTACCGCTTTAGGCCAATCACAAAACGCTGTCTTAACCGCTGCTGGAACCTTCGGTACTTTCGGTAAAGCCGCTGGATTAGGCGGAAAAGAACTTGCAACATTCAGCAACGACTTTACTGCGCTTGCCTCAGACCTTGCGTCGTTTAATAACACAACCCCAGAAGAAGCTGTCAACGCAATAGGCGCAGCCCTTCGAGGCGAAGCCGAACCACTCCGTCAGTTCGGTGTATTGCTAAACGATGCAACCTTAAAAGCCGCGGCAATGGAACTAGGAATCTATAGCGGCAGCGGTGCACTAACTGACCAGCAAAAGATCCTTGCAGCACAAAAAGTTATCTACGATCAAACTGGTGACGCGCAGGGAGACTTTGAGAAAACTAGCGGCGGCTTAGCAAACAGCCAGCGCATCTTGTCTGCAGAAATCAAAAACTTACAAGTAGAAATAGGCAAAGGACTGCTACCAGTAGTTGACGCTGTGCTGCCGTTTCTAACAAAGTTTGCAGCATGGGCTTCGGACAACCCCAAAGCCTTCCAGATCATTGCAGGTACGATCGCTGGAATAGCAACAGCCATTCTTGCAGTCAACTTTGCTATGGCAGCCAACCCATTTACTTTGATCGCTATCGGCGTAGCAGCTTTAGTTACCGCGCTGGTAGTCGCATACACAAAGTTTGAGACTTTTAGGAACATTGTAAACACTTTGCTTAATGGACTTATTGGCGGTTTTGAGGCATTTGCCAATGGCTTTATTGACTCGATCAACACGATAATCCGAGGCCTAAACATCATCAGCCCGTTCAGCGATATCAAGTATTTAGATAACATAGAACTAGGTCGAGTTGGCGGCCAAGGTGCAAAGAGCACTGGTGGCGCAGCTCGAGAAGGTGGCACGGGCGGATTTGGATCTGGCCCAACATTGACAGGTCTTCCACCATTACCACCATTGCCACCCGGTGGTGGCGGTGGTGGTGGTGGCGGCGGTGGCGGCGGCGGACAAGCCGCAAGCGTTCTAGACCTAAGCAAGAACTATGCAGGCAACATGGGCGGCAACTACGGCATCACAGGAAACGCAGCAGACTTCTCTAGCCTCTTCGATCAGTTCATGGTTGAGCGCGGCACACCGATCACAGTAAATGTCAACGGCGGTCTAGCCACATCAGCAGACATCGGTCGCGCTGTAGTGAACAGCATTAAAGCCATGAACCGAGTGGACGGCCCAGCACAAATACAGGTCGCCTGATGGCTGCCACGATCGTCCAGTCGGGGTCGTATGACCTACAGATCGCTACAGGCTTCCTAGTGGACGCGTTCACGCTTGACGACCCAGTGAAGGGCTTGCTGGACTCTCCTGATTATGTGCTAGACGGCACGACAGAGTTCGCTTCCGTTATCGACGGAGCTACAGGCATCAGCGTGTTCCGTGGACGCAGAGACATCGGCGACCAGTTCACTGCTGGCACGATGAGCTTTGATCTAAACGACACATTTACAGGCGGCATCTTTAACCCGTTCGATACCCAGTCACCGTATTACGACACCGCTCAGGCTGTGCCGGGTCTAGCACCTATGCGTAAAGTCGTGCTCAGTCGTGAGGGTGAAGAACTCTTTAACGGCTACATCGTTGACTACTCGTACAACTTTAACCTTGGCGGACTTGACACTGTTTCTGTCTCCTGCGCTGATGACTTCTATCTGCTCAGCCAGACCTACCTAAACGAGTTCAATGTGACCGAGCAACTTGCCAGCGCTCGATTAGTCGCTCTACTTGCTCTGCCCGAGGTCAATGCTTTCCAGCTGCCGGGTCAGCAGAACATTGAGACCTCAACGATAACGCTTGGCGGCGCAGCTGCGTACACCGTCCCGAACGGCACATCGGTCGCTGCCTACACAGCCAAGATCAACGAGTCGGTGCAGGGGCGCATCTTTATCTCGCGCGACGGGGTCTTTACATTCCAAGACCGCATCGGTAACACACTTTCGGCATCCTCGGCAGACTTCCACGACGATGGCACAGCGATCCCTTACGACAATGTGGGCATCTCGTTTGAAGCCAATCAAGTCATCAACAGGGCATCAGTAACCCACGCTGGGGCATCAACCCCAGAGATCGCCGAGGACTTGGCATCGCAGGCCACTTACTTCATTCAGACCACAGCTATTGGTGATGCGCTAGTCCACAATGACACAGCAGCACTCGACCTTGCCAACTACCTACTTGTAGGCCAGCCTGAGGCGCGTTACACCAATGTGTCAACCCTGTTTGCATCCCTGACCGATGCCCAGCGTGACACTGTGGCAGTCCTTGAAATCGGCAACACGATCACCATTGAGAAGTCATTTACTAGCGGAGTCACGATTACATCGTTGGCGCAAGAACTAGCCATTGAGGGCATCCAGCATGAAATTGACCTGTCAACAGGCCACAGGATTACTCTGTTTACTAGCCCTACAACGCTGGTGTTTGAGCTGATCTTGGACGATCTGGTATATGGCACAATCGACACAGAAAATGTCTTAGGATAAGGAGCACTTATGGGAGCAAACGCAGTAACCACAGTCCCCGTTTATACGGCAGGCGAAGTCCTGACAGCGGCAGACATGAATATCACGAACTCTGGCATCCCAGTTTTTGCCACGACTGTCACGCGCGACGCGGCTTTCGGTGGCGCTGGCGAAAAGACTTTAGCCGAAGGCCAGTTTGCTTATATTGAGGCGACTAATACGACGCAGTATTACGATGGCGCGGCTTGGCAGTCTGTCGGCGTTTCGCCGGGTCTTGTGTATATTACAGGCGCAAGTTTTACTAGCGCTACGACTATCAGCATGGCGGCTGGTGTGTTTACTTCAACATATAAGACTTATCAGGTGGTGTTTCAAGTTACTAGCGGCGCCGACGCACAAGTGGCCGTTCGAGTTAATAACGCTGGAAGCCCACGCACA